CAGATCACGGTCCGGGTCGGCGGGATGTTGTTCTCCGCGTCGGTCCCGGGCGCGGCGGAGCCGGAGTTCCCGCCCGCGTGCGAGCCGGTGGCGCTGGGCCGTACGTGATAGTGGGGCTGATCGGCCTGGGCCTGGGTGGCCCCGGTGAACCGGGCCGAGGTGGTGGAGCTGTTGGACGTGCCGGTGTTGCCGCCCAGCGAGTGACTGTGCGCGCCGATGGCGTGGGTGTGGCTGGGGGTCGTGTGGGTGTGGCTGGAGGTCCCCCCGGTGGCGGTTGGCGCGGCCGTGGTGCTCGCTCCCCGGGGGTACTTGTCGTCCAGCGCCGTGACGCGCGTCCAGCCGCTCGGGATGCTCCCGGCCGTGCTCGGCCAGGCCAGGATCAGGTCCGCCGGGATGGTGGAGGGAAGTTCCACGAACGTCGATACGTACCCGTGATAGCGGACCCGGTACGTGATGTCGCATGGCTCGCTTGACACTTCACAGTCAGGACCGGCCACCGGCTGGGGATCGAGCTGGGGAATCGCCAGGTCCAGGTACGTCCCGTTCAGCCCGTTGGGCACGGTGGCGATGCGCTGGCTCCCGGTGCAATCGTCGCGCCACACCTCGGCCACCACGTAATCGTCGTCCCAGGTCTGACCGCCAGGGTTGCTCCAGCTCACCCGGTACCCGCCGAACTCCGGCTCTACGGTGACCAGGGGAGGCGAGGGCGGCGGAACGGTGTTCTCGATGCTGAACGCCAGCGTCTGGGCGTGCTCGAACGGGTCCGCGCCCCGGATGGTGGAGCGGACCAGGAACTCCGCCGTGTACGCGCCGTCCGGCAGGCCCGTGGTCGCCACGTCGCTGGGCGGCGCTCCGGAGCCCGAGCTGGAGAACACGGTGGCCGTGGTGGCGTCCTTCACGGTGACGGACCAGTCCAGCGCCGGAAGCCCGTCGTACCCGACCGCCCCGAAATAGAGGTCCGGCTGGTTGGTGTCGGTCACCGTTCCGCCGGTCTGGTCTACCCCGGCGTTGTCGCGGATCTCCGGCGAGTAGTCCGGCCGCGCCCGACAGTCGATGTCCACGTAACACTCGGCCGTGCGGAGTTCGGCCATTCCGCCGGTCTCGCCAGCGGGCCAGCCCCCGCCGATGTTCAGGTCCGCCAGGGCTCCGGCCGTGTCCAGTCCGTACTCGGCGGTCTGGTACCAGCTCCCCGAGCGCTCCGTGAACGTCGTGTCCACGGCAACCGTGTCGTACTCGATATAGTCCTCGGTCCCCCGGCCCAGGTCGATGTCCTCGGTGGCCGTGCCCGCGTCACACCGGATGCGGATGCGGCCCCTGATCCGGTGGCGCTGGTGGTTGGCCGGGGGAGTGTGCGAGCCAACCCGGAGGTTCCAGTTATTGGCGTTATCCGCCAGATTGAAATCAATGTACGTCGCGTCTGAATCGTCCGAGGTGACACCGTTCAGCGTGCCGGACGGGACCACGGTCCCGGCCCCGGCCTTGCGCACGGAGACCGGACGGAGAACGTCCGTTACCGCCATGATGCCCCCTCAGTCCAGCTCACGGTGACACTCTACGTTCCCACGTCCGCGATCTGGGGCGGCGGCTCTGGCCCGGTGCCGATGAACGAGGCGGTCACCTGGCGGATACGGCCCACCTTCACAATCCGGACGGACTCCTGGACCGGGGCTCCCCAGACCTCGCTCGCGTCGCTCGGGCTGATCAGGACCAGCGGCCGGGCCAGGACCGCGCGGAGTTCGGCCAGCTCGGCCTCGCTCTCCACGGCAGCCACCATGCTCAGGTTCCGGCCGCCGGGCGGCGCGCTGGTCACGAACCGAGTCCCGTTGACCCCGGTGGCGGCCGTGAACGGGCGGTCCACGTTCCAGTCGAACTTGCCCAGGGCCACGGCGTACATCGGGCCGTCCGGCCCGGTGGTCCGGATCAGGTGCTCGTCCTCGTCCCAGGTCAGACAGAACAGCTCCGGGCCGGAGTCGGCGGACCAGTCCGAGACCAGGAGCGAGCCGTCCGACTGGACGATGGTCCGCGCCCGGTAGTACGAACAGCACTCGTCCGGTTCGTGGTCGCACGTACGCCCGACGCCGGACCGGGGGAGCGTGAAGTCCGTCCAGGTGGCGCACTCGTCCGTGGCCAGCGGCCCGAGGATGGCCACGCTGGTCAGGGTCTGGGAGCTGGTGAGCGACGCCGGGGCGTGAACGTCCCAGACGTTGCCCTGGGCATCGGTGAACGTCTCGGTCCCGGCCGGATGGTTGGTGAAGTCCGGCGAGGCCAGGATCTCGCCGGTGCGGCCCACGCGGACCTGGAGCGAGTAGATCCGCCCGGTCCAGCGGTTCAGCGCGCCGGAGTCCCCGATGTACGCGCCCACCGTGAGGTCCGCCGTGCTGGAAGGATTCAGCAGCGTGGGCGGGTCGCCGGTCACCGGCTCGCCTACCAGTTGCCACTCCCCGTTCCCGTCCAGGTACTCGAACGTCACGGTCCAGCCGCCCGCCCCGTTGTTCACGTCCAGGTGGACACGGAGGTGGACCCGGCCGTACGGGTCGATCGGTGCCCGGTCGGTGGCGTACGCCGTGATGTTGCTCGCCAGCGTGCCGTCCGTGCTCCAGATGAACATGGGCCGCCCGGCCAGCGCCGGGTCTCCCCCGCCATCCGCGTCCAGGTTCAGCCGCCACACGCGCTGATCCCCGGTGGTCAGGTACTTGGCCACCAGGGTCTCGTCCCCGGTCGGCCGCCAGCCATCGTCCCGGGCGGCCAGGATGGTGATCTCCAGGTCTTCCACCTGGACCGGCTCGATCGTGGCCGTGGCGTCCAGCTCGATCACGGCCGTGGTCGTGTGGCTGATCTCCTTGGAGATCACGGCGGTAGCGCTCAGCTCCACGGCGGCGCTCGGGGAGCGAGAGTGCTCCCCCTCGGTGGTGGCCGTGGCCCCCATCTCGAACGTGGCGCGCGGCGCGATGGAGGCGGCCCCAGGGTTCAGGCCCAGTGTCACGGCGGCCCACCGGCGGCTCTGGCCGCTCACGGCCGTGTACGGGCCGTAGGACCCGGCCGCGCCGGTGTCGTAGTCGTACGAGGAGACAGCGGCCTGGTTCCCGGTGCCGTCCGTGGAACACGAGACCAGCTCATTGTTCGCGCCGGACGGGTCGGTCCAGCTCGTCATCGTGGTGCCGGAGGTGGTGGGCTGGCCGTGGACCGAGACGGTCCAGCCGTCGTCCGTGTCCGTGGTGACCGCCGGGGCCACGACGTTCGTGCTCTCGGTGTCCGAGGAGCTGATCCCCACGGCCGCGTTCAGCGGGTCAGCCGGATCGACCGAGTGATAGACCCTGACCTGGACAATCATCCGGCCGGTGCCGGTGCTCAGCGCCGGAGTAACGCTCGTCCCGCCCTCGGTGCCGGTGGCCACCTTGGTCCACACGCCGAGCCGGAACGCGGCGGACCCGGCGCGCTCGTTGGCGCGGCTGGTGAACCCGGACAGGGCCGCGAACGTGTTGGACGAGCTGGCCCCGGCGATGACCACGATCAGGTCGTCAGCCTGGGTGCTCGCCGGGATCGTGGCGGCCAGGGACGCTACGGCCGAGGAGGACTCGGCCTCGGCTGTTGCCCGGAGCGGAGGAGCCATGCTGGACCTCCTGGGCTACGGGATGAAGTTGTCAGCGTCGAGAGTCGGGGTCACATTCAGCACGCCATCGGCTCCGAAGCCCTCAGACGGAGTGATCTCGAACCCGCCCACGAACGTCCCGCCGGACACGGCGGACCAGATCCCCCAGTGCGTGACCGTGGTCCCGCCCGGGATGCTGAGGCTCACCTGGGAGCCGGTCTGGTCACCCGAGGCGGCGGCCCCCCATGTGGTCTGTTCCCGGGCGTACGAGCCGCCCGTGACCTCGTTCGCGCCCGTGGTGCTCGGGTCGCCGGTGTGCGCCGAGATCCAGTCGCCCAGGGCGGACACGGCCCCTACGGCCGCGTTCAGCGTGGCGTCCGTGAATGCCATTCCCCATCCCTCCTATGCGTCCGGTGTGGATGCGTACGCTCCGGCCGTCCCGGGCAAGAGCAAGTATCCCCCCTCGGGGCAGTCCACCCGCTGGATCTCCACCCAGCCCACCGCGCCATCGAACTCCGCCACGTCCGGGGCACAGACCTCGATCAGGTAGAACGGAGCCTGGGGCGTGACGGTCGGCATGTCCGGGGCCGGGATCGCGCCGACCGAGACCGTGAACTCCAGGGTCTCCTCGTCGCTGGCGTACGCCGTGTTCGCGCCGAGCGTGCTCCAGACCTGGAGGTGGGCCACATAGGTCCCGTTGTCCAGCGGCGCGGTCTGCCGGTTGATCGGGGAGCCGGAGACCTCGCCGGTGTCCCACACGATCGCGCCGTTCAGCGTGACCCAGTACCGGTACCGGCGCGCGGCCAGGTCGTCCAGGTCCAGGGCGTCCGCCCGGATGGTCGGCTGGGCCGTGTCGCTGATCGTGGTGGTGACCGCGCCGGAGCCGTCCAGGATCTGGGGCGTAAACATCGGGGCCAGCCGCGAGTCCACGTCCAGGTACAGCTCCGTGATCCGGACCCCGGTGGTCTGCCCGGTCACGTACGTGAACAGCGTGGTGGAGCCGTCCGCCGGTGCGCCGGTGCCCCAGGACCCGGTGACGGTCTCGGGGGAGACACCGAACAGCGCGGCGGCCCCGGCCACCAGCGAGCCCGTGGACAGCCGGACCGCCCACCAGGCGTTCCCGTCCTCGCCGCGCGCCCTGAGCCGGACCTGATGGCGGCGCTCCCCGGCCGGGGGAGAGTCCACCGGCGTGGCCAGGATCAGCGCCGAGCCGTCGCCGGACCATGTGGCGTACGTCGCGTCGTTGTCGTCCGACGTGACCCCGTGCAGCGTGCCAGCGCTGGGCGTCCAGCCGACCCCGGAGGAGGTGGCGGACGGTCTCAGCGTGGTGATCGTGCCCATGCCTCACCTCCCCGTCATCGTGCCAAAGTAGCTTGCCCCAGCCGCTCCAGGACAGCCTCGGCGGCCTCCAGGCCCGCCTCGCGGCCCTGGCCCTGGATCACGATGGCCCCGGCCTGGAGCGTGAGGTGGAGCATGGTCCCGGTCAGCTCGGCCCCGTCGCCACCACGCGGACGGCCCGGCGGGATCTTGAACCCGATGTCCGGGGTCAGAGCGTCCGGCATGATCTTGCGGATCGCCTTGTCCACCACGCCCATGTTCCGCTCCACGCCCTGGGCCACACCGGCGGGAATCCAGCGCCCGATCTCGGTGTCCGCCACCTTGGACGGAGATCCGATCTTCAGGGCGTCCTTGAACCCGTTGACGATCTGGCGCGCGGCGTTGCGCGCGGCGCTGACCGCCCCGCCGATGGCGCTCACGATGCCGTTCCGGATGCCCGCCAGGATGTTCCGCCCGGCCGAGACCAGCCAGGAAGCGGCACCGGCGAACGCGCCCGTTACGGCCGAGCGCACGGTGGACAACGCGCTCCGGATCTGGCCCGGGAGGTTGCGGACGATCGAGATAGCGCCGGAGACCAGGCTGGAGGCCCCGGAGCGCGCCGAGCTGGCGGCGGAGCTGAAGACCGAGGAGACGATGCCGATCAGCGCCGAGAGCGCGGCGCGCGCCCGGCCGGGGAGCTGGACAAAGAAGCTGATCACGGCCGAGACCCCGGCGGAGACCACGGCGCGCGCCGTGTTCCACACGGACGTGAAGACCCCGGCCACTAGGCCAGGGATCGCGCGGATCGCGGCCATGATCCGGCCCGGGAGATTGATGAAGAACGATACGATAGTCCCGAGCCCGAAACCGATCAGGTAGGCGATATTCGAGACCATGTTCGAGAAGAACCCGGCGATCATTCCCGGGAGCGCGGTTATCGCGCCGATGATTCGCCCGGGTAGTGCCGTGAAGAATCCGACCACAGAAGTGACGAGATTGGTCACGAACGTGGTTACGGTAGTGAATAGGTTCGAGAAGAAGCCCGTTACAGCAGACCAGGCCCCAGACACAATTCCTGGGATACCGGCGAAGAATGAGCCAATCGCTCGGGCCACTCCGACAATTGCGGGCCATGCGGTTCCGGTGATCCAGTCGATAGCGGCAGAGCCGCCAGCCTTGATCCCGTCCCAGGCGATGATCAACCCGTCCAGCACCTTGGACAGCCCGTATACGGCGCTGGCCATGTTGATGAGGGACATTTCCAGTAGGCCGAACAACAGGCCGATATTCCGGACGTTGTTTTCGTTCGACGCGAACAGCGCGAAGATTTCACCGAGGAGCGTGCCCAGCCGGGGAAGATTCTCGCCCACCGCAATGAGCGCGTCTCGCATTCCCTCCAGCGTCTTGGGGTCCGCGCTAAGGACCTTTAGGAACTCCTCAACGAATCCGGCCATACCCTCGGTCAGGGGGACAACCGCCGGAGCCAGTTGCTTGAAAATGTTGTTCAGCACCGGAGTAAGTTCCAGCGCCTTGTCCGCCAAGAGGTTAAGCGCGTCCGTGAACGGCTTCATCAATGGCGCGGCGGCGGACTTCCCGACATTCTTCAGCGTGTCCCCGAGCCGCCGGAGAGAGCCGTCCAGCTTCTCGAATGCGGCGTTATCCTCCACGGCCGCCTGAGCCTTGGCCAGCTCCGCGCGAGCCTCGGCCAAGCTACGCTTCGCGGCGGCCGTCCCGGACTGGGCGCGCTGTTGCGCCTTGCGGACGCGCTCCTCGGCCGCGTCAAGATCCTTCTGGGCCTCGTCCCGGGACTTCTTCGCGCCGAACAGCGCGGCGGCCCCGATGCCCAGGAAGACCGCGCCGAGCCCAGCCGTGGCGATAGCCGCCGCGAACGCGCCCACGAACGCCAGCGCGGCCGTACCGGCCACCGTGATCACGGCCGCGCCGATCGGCGTAGACAGCGCCGCCGCGAACGGCGCGCGGAGCGCGGCGAACATGCCCGGATGCGGCGTGAAGGCTTCCTTCAGCGCGCTGGAGAACCGGCCCTTGCCCAGGCTGTCCCTGGCCCCCCGGTCTACGCCCTCCCCCACGGCGCGGCCGGTGTCGTTGCCCATCCGCACGAACTGGCCGCGCGAGTTGCGGAGCCGCCCGTCCGCGCCCCGGACAATGCCGTCCCCGAGCTGGGCTCCAGCCTCCTCGCCGGACTTGCGGATGCCCTCGGTGTCAACCGGGACTTCCAGCGGGTCCAGCTTGATCTTTGACAGTGCAGCGTCAAGGTCCCGTTCGGTCTGCCGGGCGAAGTCGCGTACGTCGCCCCTGACCTCCACCTCGGCGCGGCCCACATCTGTCACGATCCCAGCGTACGGACCAGGGAGTGTCCCGTCATTCCAGTGCAAGGGGGCATCTCGGCTAGGCTGTCCGCATGGATGTCTCGCGCGCCCAGCTCTCGAACCTCGGTGAGGAGGTGGAGCTGGTGGACCCGGCGTTCCCGTGGACCGTCCGTGTCCGGCTGTCCAAGAACGCGGAGCGCCCGGCCGTGCTCGGGCTGACCGTGGAGGCCCGCGAGGTGGAGGGCCAGGAAGGCCCCGCCCTCACGTCCACGGCGCTGGCCCAGATCCCGGTCCGCCAGCTCGCCAGCGTGGCCGCTAGCGCGCTGAAGGGGGAGGGGGAGGCCCAGTACCGGATGCTGGCTCGTCCGCGCCCCCAGGGCTCGCGGAGCTGGCCCCCGGACCACTTCCAGCGCGTGGCCCGCGTGGCCGCGTGGGCGAGGCAGACCGGGCGGCCTGGCGGCGCGGCTGGAGCCGTGGCCGAGTTCTGGGGCGTTCACTACCGGACCGCTCGCCGGTGGCTACGACACCGGTCGTAGGCCGAGGCCCGGCCATTGCCTCGAACTCGCTCATGACCTTCTCGCGGTTGCGGCCCTTGCGCTTGCCGGTGGCGGTCAGGGCCTCGTTCTCCAGGAGCGCCAGGAACTGGTCCAGGGCGTCCTTGTTCAGCCGCTCCACGATCGCGGCGTAAATCGCGTCCAGCGCCGCGCCCAGGGGTTGCTCGTCCCACCGGAACCCAGCCTGGGCCAGCGCGCCGCCGATGGCTGGCCACTGGCCGTTCGCCACCGTGGCCAGCACGATAGCCGCGTGGAACGAGCGCCCGGCGGTCTCCTCGATCGCGTCGGTCAGGGCCTCGGTCAGCTCCTCCGCCGAGAACTCGCCGGACAGGAGGAGATCGTCCACGTTGCGCGGGTCGTCCGGTCTTGACTCGATAAAGTCAAGAACCCGGTTCAGGTCCCCCGAGGCCAGCACCGGCCACCACTCGACGGCCGGGAGGGCCGGGATCTCGTACACCCGGCCCCCCAGCTCGATCTCCACGGCCCAGCACCGCATGGAAGCGAGCGGGTCCACGTTCACGGTTCAGCTCCGAGCCTGGGCGGCCCACGCCAGGAGCCGGGTCACCGTGTCCGCCGGGGCCGCCTTGTCCCAGCGCGGCGCGTGCTCCAGCTCGTCCACGCCGGTGAAGTCGTCCCAGTGCGTCAGCTTGTAGTGGTACGTGACGGTACCGACGCCCGGGAGGTCGATGCCCACGATGAAGTACCCACCCTCGAACATCGGGCTGTCCTCGGGATGGTGCGCCTTGGACCGCCAGGAGGGGAGCACCTTGGCCAGCGCGGCCGTGAGCGCGCGCCGGTGGTCGTACAGCTCATCGAACGTGTGGAACCCGTCGCTGATCTCGCTCGCGCCGCCCGGGAGCGCGCGGAGCGTCTGGTTCAACAGCGCCCGGATCAGCTCCGGCCCGTGGTTGCTCGCCACGCGGAGGTCCAGCGGCTCCAGGTTGGTGGCGACCACGTAGGCGTACGGCATCCGGTCCGCGAGCGCGTCCAGGACCCGGCCCTCCGCGTCGTCCCCCTCGGTCTCGCTGTACCGCTCAGCGCCCACGCTCGGCCTCCCCCTGGAACGCCGGGGGCTCCACCACGGTCTGGGGCCGGGGCACGGAACCGGCGCGGCCGGTGCTGTCCCTGATCCCGGCCCGGACCGCCGAGTCCTTGGCCTCGATCAGCTTGTTCAGCGCCGTGGTCAGCTCGGCCGAATCCGTGAGGATCGTCCGGACCAGCTCCACGGCCGCCACGTAGAACGGCTGGGAGTAGACCTGGAGGCCCTGGGGGAGGTGGGAGTACGTCAGCCACTGGAGCGCGGCCTGGACGCCCGGGTGACGGCCCACGGTGACGCGCTCGGCGTGCTCGCGCGTGCCCGGGACGCTGGACGGGTCGATCTCGCGGTTCCCTGCCCTCATCATCGGGTGCCCTCCTGGCGAGGCCCGGACGGCGTGATCGGGCCGGGGTCCGGCCCCGGGTGCCCCGGGCCGGTCGGATGGGTCTTGGTCACTTTGCCGCCTTCCTGGTGGGGGCCTTGCGGGCCGCCTTCTTGGTGGTCTTCTTGGCCGCGCGGCGCTCGGACCGCGTGCCGTTCTCCGCGCGCTCGCGCTCGGCCGCTTCCGCGAACGCCTCCACGGTCAGATTGATGATCTCCGCCGTACCGGTCAGGTCGATCTTGCGCTCCAGCATCTGATCGTCCAGCCAGTCCACGTCCACCGGATGGACGAGGATGGAGTCAATGATCTTGCGCGTGCGCTCCAGGGCGGCCATCACCTGTTCGGCGTTCCAGCCCTGGACCTCGGCGCTCTGGAGCTGGCTCAGCGTGCGCTTCCAGACCAGGAGCTGTTCAGGGGTCGGGAGCCGGACCCACATCCCCCGGCCCATGAACTGGATCTCCAGCTCCGGGGGCAGATCGGGGACCGGGTTCTGGTCCGTGTCCTCGGTTCGTTCGGTCATGTGCCCCACCGTATCAGGATGAGGGGGCATCTCAGCCGATGGTGACCGTGAACCCTTCCTGGGCCGCCACCTCGCGGAGGGCCTGAGCGAGGTACGGCCGCCCGGCACGGGCGGGCTGGTGGACCTGGCGCGCGTAGACCGTCCGGCCGCCCACGGTGAACCTGAGCCGCCCGCCGGGCCGCCTGGGGCGGATGGTCAGCGCGCGCCGCCCCTCGTGAACGGCCGCCGCGTACTCCGCCGTGTAGGTCACGCCCCCGATGACCAGCGCGCCGTTCACCCGCGCGAGGTCCATCCGGCCCGAGGCCCGGAGGTTGCCGGTATCGACCGGGACGAGGATCTGGCTCCGGTTGTACGTCCGCCGGATCACGCGGTTCACGCGCTTACGGGCCTCCTCGGTGCCCAGCCCCTGGAGCTGGCCTCGATCGAGCTGGAGCCGGTAGGTAGCCATGCCGCGAGCGTACGCCGGATGACGTATTGCGCCGTGACCGTTGACACATCCACGCAATGACTGTTAGGTTCAAGTGACCAGGGCGTGGGCCGGGGGTGAGATGCAGCTCCCCCCGGCTCACTGCCGTTCAGGATGAAGTCGGCCCCGCCTCGGCGCAATCGCACGCCGGACCCAGGATCGTCACGGGCAGGATGCCCCCGACGCACCCGCCCTGAACGTCGATCGGTTGCCAGACCCCGGGGAGCACCCGGCGGGCTCGGCCCTGGTGGGCGTCGATGAAACAGCAGATCGCGCGCCGCATCGCGGCGGCATCGTCCATCACGGTCTGGAGCGCGGCCTCCCACTCCTCGCCGGTCGGGAGCGTGTTCTCATCCCCCACCGGCGCACACCGGACCGCGCCCAGCTCCAGCGTGACGGACCACGCGCTGACGCCCTTGGGCTGGGGGGCCGCGTCCTGAACCGGGAACGTGCCGGAGCTGGGGTAGAACGCGGACGGCCGGACCCAGGCCAGGCCCTGACAGCACTCGTCCTCGTACGTGCTCAGGAGGTGGGCCACCACGTTCCCCGGGCGGAGCTGGACGAACTCCGGCGGGCTGGCCACCTTGGCCATCTCCTGGTCCAGGCACGCGAGGAGTTCCTGGGCGAGCGGCATCACCAGCGGGTCCGCGATCATGTCAGCTCCCCGCCGGGATCGTGGTCACTCGGTCGCACGCCTCGGGCAGATCGAGCGAGAGCACGACCGGGGGCCGCTGGCGGCGGCTCGGGTTCAGCGACTGGATCAGGTCGTCCACCTCGCGGATACCGGTCCGCCCGTCCTCCGGGCTGGGCGGCTCCAGCTCCACCTCCACGCCCTGGCGGGACAGCCGGGTCATCTTGGTGGGCAGCTTGCACGGGCCGCCGGTCAGGGCCTTGGCGTACTCGCACGCCAGGAGCGCGGTTGCCACCTGGAGCGCCAGGGGGAGGGCGAGCCCGTACCCGTACGTCACCACGAACGCGCCGGTCTCGTCCTCCTCGGCCGCGAAGTTCTGGCACGTCGGCCAGCACAGACCATCGGTGCGGACCAGGAGGTACGCGCCGCCGGTCACGTCCACGCGGTACGCGCTGGCCGGGATGACCTCCCCGTCCACCAGCACCTCGTCCACGCTATGGACCGGGCCTCGGAGCACCACGGCGCACGCCTGATTGCCGCAACAGGCCGAGGCACACCCGGCGTTGAACCAGCGTCCGCCGAACAGGAACGGGCCGCCCGGCACGCCCAGCCCGGACAGGCCCGGCGCGACCGGGAACGCCTGGTACGCCACCTCGGGGCCGCCGGGCTGGCCCGGCCGGACCGTCACCGGGCACACGCCGAACCGGCGGCCGGTCGCGCCCCAGAGGAACGTGGAGGCCAGCGCCAGCGCGCTGGTCCGCATGGCCTCGGGGTAGTCCGTCCAGGTGGAGCACACACCCAGGGCCACGGGGTCCACGTCCCACTCGCACGGTTGCACCATCATGGCCTCCTCGGCTCGTCACTTCACAGGCTACGGGGCACAGTCCCCGAGACGCCACCGGCCCGGCGGGTCTCCCCGCCGGGCCGGTTGACACTCCACTGTCAGGAGCTGAGCGACTGGCACCCGCACTCGGGCTCCGGCGGCGCGAGCTGGGTCCAGATCGGGAGGTGGTGCGTGTCGGACGAGATGGCCGTGAACAGCGGCGACGGGTCGCCGTTGACATCCCTCACCACGTCGTACGGCCCGGTCCCCCACGGGGTTCCCTTGCGCGTACGGCCCACGACCGTGAACGTGATCAGGTCGTTTGTGATCACGATGTCCTCGGACAGCGCGCCCTCTACGACCCACGGGAGGAGGTTGTACCCGTAGAACGGGAGCGGGTCACCGGGGAGGCATTCCTCCTCGGCGTTGCCCATCCACGCCTCCAGCGCGAAGTTCGCCGTGGCGAAATCGGCCTCGGTGACCGGGAACCCGATCACGTTGCCCGCGTCGTCCTCGTACGGCTGGAGCCCCGTCACGATCGTGAACAGCTCGGGGTCCACCTCCTGGAACACGATCGACACGTCGTACCAGTTCAGGTCCGGCGCGCTCCGCTGGTTCACGATCGCGCGGCCCCGGGCGTTGCGCTGGAGGAACCGCTCCCCCTCCTCGGTGTTGGGGGTCAGCGTCACGCTCACGAACCCGTCCGAGACCGCGTACGCGCACTCCCCGTACTCGGGATTGCCGCACTCGTCCAGCCTGGTCACGCGGATGGTCTCCCCCTGAAGGGGCTTGGCACACAACAGGTTCGCCACTACGAACCCACCTCCTCCAGCGGATCGAACTCCGCCCGACCGGCGAAGCACTCGAACGCGACCGAGTACGCGCGCTCGGCCACCAGGACCACCTCGTTCGAGTTCCGGTCGAACGAGTTATAGACCTGGATCTCCGGCGCGCGCCAGACGGCGGTCTGACCGGTCACGATGACCTCGCCCGCCGGGTACGCGCCGAACGCCCAGACGCTCCCCAGGGGCGTGACCTTGCGGTTCGGCCCCTCGGGAATGACCAGGCCCGCCTCGGCCGCGAACGCGGCCACCTCGACGGGCGCGTGGAGGTACGCCACGCCCCCGTACCCGGAGTCCGTGTAGGCGTAGCGCTCCAGCGCTCCCACCACGTCCGTGATCAGGGCGGGATCGTAGTTGGTGGGGACCGCCGTGGCCTCAGCGTCCAGGCTGAGGATGCCCAGCGAGTTCCCCTCGAAGTCGAGCCCGGACCAGAGCGCGCGCTCCACGGCCGCCTGTTCGGTGGCCTCCAGCCGACGCCGGACCTTGGTCCGGTACTCCTCGTCCGTGTACCCGGTCGCGCCACAGTTCAGCGTGGCTAGGGCCACGAACACGCCCGAGGAGACCTCCTCGGTGTCCACGTCCAGGGGCTTCTCGGGGGCCGAGACCTCTCCGCCGTAGCACGTCACGCCGTAGGCGTACGCCTCGCCGCACGTCACGGGGACGTACCGGACGCCCCCGCCCTCCCCGTGCGTGGGGAGGTCAACCGGCCCGCTGGCCGCGTCGAACAGGCCGTACCGACGCCGGAGCGGTTCCGGTGCCGGGACGATCAGGCCCGGGATGATTGCCACTCGTGATCACCTCCTCCGTTCTGGCTCGGGGCGTGCCGGGGGCCGGAGCCCCCGGCGTGCCCAGGAGTGATCAGGAAGCGGCGCAGCATCCGACGATGCCCGCCGGGTCCACGCCCACCTCGTACAGCCGCGAGTCCGCGCACATCTGGAGCACGTTGAACCCGTCCTCCGCGAACAGCGCCGTGTACTGGTTCTGGGTGAGAAGGGCGTTGTCGTACACGGTGTCCAGGTTCACCACGTCGCGCACGGCCTTGACCCAGGTCCCGGCCGGGTAGACCAGGAACTGGACCTCCTCCGGCAGGGCGGTCAGCGAGGTGGCCGCGCCGGGGCCGCCCACCAGGCCGCTGTATGCGTCCTGCCAGTCGTACACGAACCGGGGCACCGCGCCGCGCGTGGTGAACGCGGCCAGGATCTCGGCGTTCGTGACATTGATCGCCATCACGCCGCGCCGACGCGCGAGCGCCGCCCGGATCGGGACCAGGACCCACGCCGGGAGCACGACCTCCATCGTGGCCGAGCGGCCCATCCGGTGCCGGTACCGCATGTCCTCGATCGCCAGCTCCACGGCGGACAGGAGCTGGCTCGCCGCGTCGTCCGAGTCCGCGATGGTCGGGATGGTCACCGGCGCACCCGAGCCGGTCACGATCCGCGAGATGACGGACTCGTTGATCTTGTGGGCCAGCGCGACCATCGCGCCCCGGGAGAACCGGGTCACGGCCTCGGGGTAGCCCCGGCGCTGGAGTAGCGAGCCCGTGATGCACACGTACGCCACGTCCAGCCGGACCTCCACGAACTCGGGGCACGGGATCTCCACGCACACCTTGGCCGTGTCGTTCTGAACGTCGTACTCCGTCAGGATCACGTCCCCCTCGTCACCGATGGAGTCGTAGATCGTGCTGAAGTCCGGCCCACCATTCTCCGGGATGAAGAACCCGCCCCGGGTGGCCTGGACCTCCGCGATGTCCAGGAGACCGTCCATCGTCTCCAGCTCGCACAGGTCGTAGATCGTCTCCGAGGGGGCACACCAGCCCACGGCGGCCGTCAGCGAGCGCCCGGCGGAGAGCTGGCGCTCCATGCTGGCGGTCAGCGAACCACCGGGGAGGCGGCTCTCCCGGGTCGCGTAGTCCAGAACCGAGAGCGCGTCCTTGTTGTCCCGGATGACCAGCTCCTCCGGGAACTCCCGGCGGAACGCCACGTTGCCGTGCCGGGTCATCGACCGGCCGCCGATGAAGTACCGGCCCTTGCCCGGCGCGCGCCGCGCCCGGCGGTTGGAACCGGTGGAGCTGGAGTACGTGGAGATCCGGCGCTCGATCAGGGCACCGGCGTCCGAGAACGAGGCGAGCACCGTGCCGACGTTGCCCGCGTCCACGCTGGCCACCATGCTGGCGTACCGCTCGGCCGGGGCCTCGGGGGCCGGGTCCAGGGTGGAGCCGGACGGCTGGCCCGCCGGGACCGGCTCGGTACCGCGCGGGTCCGGGGTCGGCGGGGCCGGGGGCTCGGGGGTCGGCGGGGCCGGGGTCGGCTCCGGCTCGGTCGGGGCGAGACCGGCGGCCAGCTCGGCGCGCGCCGCCTGGGCGTCGCGGGCCAGCTCGGTCCGGCGGGTCTCCTCGGTGGTCACACCGGCGAACAGCTCACGGGTTGCCACCCGGGCCTCGGCGCTGGCGTTATCGTACAGGA